TAAACTTGAGAAGAAAGGTAAGTTTGATAATCATCTATAATCTTAACTCTGTAAGATAAAGAATTGGCTGTTTTTAAACCAGAATCATTATGTCCAGTAGAACTTATAGAAGTTGTCCCAGGACCAATAGAAACAGGAGAACCAATACTAATATAAGAGCCACCGCCATCCAACTGATATTGCCATTGATAACTTGTTAAATTTACATTAGCACTATTTCTTGTTACCGTTCCTTCTAATGTTGAATTAATATGTCCTTTTTCTCGTTTTGAATTAGACTCTGGACTAACTAAACTAACCCCAAGAACAGACAAGGCAGCGGTTGGGGCTGAATAAGCAGCTGGGGTTATAGCTAGAGAAGAACTTCCTGTTGAACCAGCAGTATCAGTTACTGTATATTTATAATAAAAACCAGAAGTATTATAATTCGAATCAGTTAAAGAATGAGTATGAGATCCCGGAGTGCCAGTTCCGCTAGCAAGCGTTGCCCAAGAACCAACGTTTCCTCTTCTATATTCAAGCAAAGCTCCTGAAATAGAAGCTCCTAAAGTATTTATTTGATAACTGAAATCGAGAATGTTACTTATAGCAGTTTGATTAAATGCTATTGTTGTAGAAGAAGTAAGAGAAGTTGTAACAGAAAGATTTTCTCTCAAAGCCATTTCTATTACTTGCTGAGGTGTTTTTCCAGAAGCAGGAATAGTGTCTCCATTTATGTACTTACCAAATGTTTTTCCAGAGGCAATAGAAACAGTTAAGTCTCCAGTAAAAATAGAAGACCCAGTAGTTCCAGAAAAAGGATTTATTTGTAGCCAAGCGCCATCAACTTTTACATATTCTAAAACACTATCTGTGGCTATAAAATGAGCCCCATCCATTACTTGCAAAAGTAAAGTATTTTTCTCTATCTCTAGCCCTACAAATCTATCTCCTGCATATCTAGTTATTGCCATACCTTAATCCTTCATTTCCAATATTACACTCTTTTGTTTTGAAAAAGCTCCAATTACAGATGGAGTTTGAGAAATATATCTATACAAAAAAGAATTGTAATTTTTAATTACTTGATAATCTGTTAGTTTCTGAGAGTATATTGCTATTCTATAAATATAACCTTCGAAATGATTCAAACTTAAAGTAGAAATAGGATAATTTCCAAACGAAACTTTAGCATTTGGATCATCATTTAAAGAAGTAACGTTCTCATTATAATTATAATTATATTTTGGAAATAGTTTTGGAAATCCGGGTCTGAGTTGAAAATTTTCATCTGTATATTCTAAAATATTCTTGCTATTAATATCAGCTAACAAAGAAGAATTTCCGAATACAGCAGAACTAGATCTATAAATATAATAACCAATAGCACTAGGAACAGTAGACCAAAATAACCTTATTGATTTTTTAAATGGGTCCGCAGCTGCAGATATTATTGATGAAGCTTTTGATTCTCCGTTTCCATCGTAAGAAGATATACAATAAAAATTAGCATTTGTATTTTGAAAACCAACGCTATTGATATTTCCTATGTTGGCAACTGAAGACTGTACATTAGAAAAAGATAAATTACTTGGTGCATTCAAAAATGAAATAATATAAACTGTAACTTTTATTCCATTTACATAAATATCCGCTTTAGAACCAATGCTTAAGTTAGTATTGATAGAAATAGTTACGTTATATAAACTATTTGTTTCTATTAATGGGTCGGTACATCCTGCGAAAGACTCACCATTTGGAGAAGTAAAATTGAAATGAATTTTTTTATCTTGTATGTAAATCAATTGAGGATAACCTTGATTTTCCACAAAGTAATCTCCTTCTATAGCATTTGATCTAGCAAATAAAAAAGCTTTAGAATAAGAAGACCTAACTTGAGTAAACCAAAAATCATAAGTTTGCGTAGAAGAATCACCAATTAAAAATGTTTTTGATTTATTATACTTTAAATTAATATCAGCAACTCCACCGTCGTTTAAATTATTTCTATTATCAAAAATTAAATAAGAGTCTGAGCTGTACATTGCGTTTACTAAATTAGAATTTCCGCCCTTTCCTGTTAAATCAAGAAGAGCTGAATATGGGCTTCTGGAAGATGAAGTAAATTTAGTAGCATGAAGAACGCCCTTGAACATGGGTTTATTTTGTTCAACTTGCATATTTTTATAAAGAATATATCCGCCATTTAAATTAGACCCAGTAAGCTCCCCTCTAGTGGGATCAAAACAAACTTGATAAGATTCAGAAATACTTTTTGAACCTGTGTTACCGCCATTTCCACCATTTCCACCATTTCCACCATTACCAGTATTTCCAACGTTACCAGAGTTATAAGCTCCTAATATATTAATTTTTCCTCCAACATAAGAAGAGGATGTTTTTTTAGAATTATAATATACTATAGCAGGAGCATTATATGGGACATTAAAAACTGCATAACCATCAAAACCTTCATTTCCATAATAAGAAAAACCAGCTTCATAAGCGCTTGAACCTCCTCCAGCATTTGGTGTTGTTGTTAAATATAATTCATCATTTATATTGCTGGAATTAGACTGCACAAAAACATAAGACGCACCTCTATACAAATATAAAGTTCTTCCTTCCACATTTCCAATTGAAAAACCACTTGCTGATCCAGAAGAGTAATAAGGATGTGAAGCTGTTTTAGGTTTTACAGTTACTTCAAAATATGTTGGAGTGACAATTGAATTCGTCGCCGCAACAGGCATAAAAATTTTTTCTTTTAAAGTTTGCCAAGTGCCTTTTTGAGAAAAATTATAAGAACCAGATAAGGTAGCAAAAGTACCAGTTAAATTTGGAGTTAAAGATAAAACAGTTGCTGTTCCTGTTCTAGGATGACCAGTAGAAACAAAAACGTCTACTGATGTAGTGTAAGTTTCTCCCCTATTTATTTTTATATTAAATCCGTGTTTATTACTTGTGGAATCTGTTTGAGAAGATGAAAAATTATATTTATAAATTGAATCTGTAGGTAAATAAAAATATCCAGAAGCGTTGTTTGAAAAAGTTCCTTGACTATTTAAATCTTGATAATAATCTAATTTATAAAACGCTCTTGATGTATCTATTGGTTTTATAGAGAAACCTGCGTTCCCTGTTGGTTGAGTAAATAAGTTTACAGTTGGCTCCCCTTGATAAGAACTACCAAATAAATCATACAATAAAACGCATGATTCAGCTGCTGAGTCTGTGGCTCCATATTCAATTTTCATTTTTTAATATGATCCAGTAAATATTATTGAAGATATTATGCATTCTATGTTATTTTGCTGCATGATTTTAGTCACAAATAAATCTCCAGTCACAATTCCATTTCCGCTTGCATTAAAAGAATAATCTTCAATCGTTTGAGTAAATAATATATGATTTTGTCCACCCGGATTAGAATAGTTTCCTGTAAAAGGGATTAAATCTAATTGTTTAAAATAAATTCTGTTGTTAAAAATTTTTGTTCCTTCAACCGTTTGGTTGTTAGAATTTAAATCAACAAAATTACTTCCTGTAGAACCAAAACTGCTTTCTAAACTAGAAACTCTAGAATTTAAATCTCCGCTAACGTTGCTTATTTTTGTATTTAAGACTCCACTAACACTGCTGATTGTAGAGTTAAGAGTAGATACCTCTCCGCTTAAAGCTCCACTAGCATCTATTTCTAAAGCTGCTACAGAATTAGATGCTGATATAGCAAGACCAGAAACTATTGTTACGTCAGAATCAAGAGAATTAACAACACCACTTAAAGAATTAATTTGATTACTTAAATTAATTCCTGTACTATTTATACTTGAACTTAAACTTGCACTAACAGAAGCTATACTAGAATTTAAAGTATAGCCTGTGGAAACTAAATTACCACTTAAAGAAAGAAATGCGCTATCAGAAGATACTGATGATATAAATCCAGAAGGATTATTCGCTTGATAATAATAGCCATCAGTAACATCTAGAACGTAACCAGATATTTCTGGCTGGTCTATCTGTTTTAACCTAATTAAATTTGGCATTTAAGAAAATTACACTGAATTATCGGCCCTCCGATAATATCCTCTGCACTTCTTTTGATATTTTATTTTTTTTAGGTTTATCATTCGGCGCAGAGTACGAACTAACATGTCTAAGAAATTCTCGCTCTAATCTTGCTATTAAAATCTCATGATTATCTGTAGGAAGAATTCCGATACTAACAGCGTGAGCTTGGATATCTGTTCTATTTAAACTCTTTAAATAAATTTGATATTCTTCAAAATTATTTGTTCCATATTTAGTCAAACCTGTATCTCCCCAGACTTGATCTAGAGTAGAGGGTTTAGATTTCTCTTCCTTAGCGTCTATTTGAGATAAGTTTTCTAATTTATTTTTCTTTTTACTCATAATAAATTATATTTTTAAATACGAACAAATCAAATAAAAAACCCGCTAGGTTTCCCTAGCGGGTCGTTGAAATTTTACAAATTAGACAATGATGCCTGAAAGAGCACGGGCATCAATACAGATGCGTCCTTCTTCCATGGATCCGTAGAAACCAGCCTTATCACTTCTTTGTAGGAATTGATCATCTGGTTGTACGTTGAATTGGCTACCTGTCTCAGAGTTTGTAGAAACTGGACGAATCAAAGCGCCCTTGGTGTTATCAACACCAACGAGGATTTGATAAGTAGAAGGATCGAATGCTACACCAAGAGTAGAAGTCTCAGAGATGTAAGAATCAAAGAGGATATTGTATTTCTTGGAAAGACCAAGTTCAATCAACTCGATGATATTAACTCCGTAGATCTCTTGCATACCAGCATTACGGTAAATCTCTTCTCTCATTCCATCTGGGAGAGCGATTCCGACGTTAGTATCAGTTGAGCCTGTAGCTCCCTTAGTTGTGTTAAGAGGGTTATAAGCAAAAGCACGGATCTTCTCTTTGATTTCAGGAGAAACATAAAGATCAGTCAATCCAGTGCTGTAGGGATCAGCAGGAGTACCACCAGCCCAAGATTCATTGATTCTCTTGACGCGAGTCATGAGCTTATTAAGATCGTCGAGCTTGAATTGTCCAGCGGTTCCAGCAGCAATATAGTGCTTAAGAGCAGATCCGCCAGCAGGAGTGGTTGAAGCCTCTCCAAGAGCCTTAAGAAGAACTGCCCAAGCATTACGCTCTTGCTTGATCAAAACTTCTTGAGACATACGCTCAACAAGTTTAGCAATGATATCTAAACGAGCTTGACGAGCATATCTCTTGTTAATGGAGACAGCGCTATCAAGACGATAAGTAGCGATTTTTACTTCTTGAATTGCAGAAACATCTTGGGAGCTAGGCAAACCACCAGCGAGAGTTTGAGACCAAACGCTAACATATCCGTTATTCAACTCATTGTAGTATAAGTCGAGAGGATAGCTAGGAGAGTCATTCTCATCGAATGGAGCGTCTGTATAGATTTGAGAAGCTGTTCCAGCTTGCAAAATCACTCTTTGAATTACTGGCCCGAGGAATGCAGCGAAAGCTTCAGAAGCTTCGGCTGAAACGAGCCTATTTTTTGAACCAAGAGCTTTGATTAGCTCTACTTGCTCAGGAGTATTTTTTAATTTAATTCTCATGTTAATCCTTTATATTAGAGAGCTAGTTTGACTAAGGTTTCACCATTTGTATCGGCAGCTCCTAAGAATTTACCGATAGCTACGTTAGCAACGCCAGCAGATCCGGTTGAAGCAGTGATTTGTCCTGTTCCACCAGCATATGCTGTTCCACCTGCGCTAGGAGTTCCGAGTACGCTTTGTACAAGGAAGACACCGCGAGTTACAACGGGAACTGCTTGCCCGGGAATTACTACTTGTAATTCAGCAGCCTTACGAGGCTTGTATTTGAGAAGCTCTCCGTTTTCATCAGCGTCTCTAACTCCGTAGAGTATCATGCCGACTGGGGTTTCTCCAGTAGTTGAAGCAACTACTTTAGCTGTTACACCATAGCGTTGAGAAACAACGTTGGTAGGTTGAAGTGTACCAGCTCCGCCGATGAACTCTAGTCCACCACCAAGCTCTACACCTGAATCGTAGTTTTTCCAACCAGTGGCAATCTTAACGAGGGTGCCTGCACCAACGTTGATTGAACCGGCGGTTAAACCAGTTGTGTCGTATGAGAACAGATTTAATACATCATGTTCATTATAATCTCTAAAAGGTCTTAGTTTATAAGCCATATTTTTCCTTTATTTGTTATTATTTATTTTTGACTACGAAGTTATCGTAATCGAAAGCGTTTTTGTATTTCTCGAAGAGAGAACTAGAAGAAGCTGAAATAGTATTAGAAATGCTGCTTTCTTCTTTTTGAGCATTTTCAGTTACTTCTTCTACGATTTGTTCAACGGAAGCTTTCATTTCTTTCTTATCTTCCTTAACTTCCTCCTTGGAAGCCTTCTCTCCCTTCTTTTTGTTCTTTAAGAAAATTGCCATCTTATTCTTGTAAGCGGCAAAAGAATCGTCATCCATACCAGCTATGTCTGAAGCAAGAACTTGTCTTGTATCGTCATCAAGATCATACTCTGAATCGAATCCACTCATTCTTTCATTAAATTGCTCTGTAGCAAGAATCTTTTGCTTCTCTGCTTCAACGTTAGAAAGAGCTTCTTTTAAAGAAGAGATTTCTTTTTGAAGATTTTCTTGATTTGCAATCAAAGAATCTAAATTTTCTTTAGTTGCTTTGAGTTGGCTTTCGACAGAAGCTTTTTCTGCCGCGAATTTTTCAGAAGCTGTTTTAAGCTCTTGCTCTATTAAATCGGAAATTTGGGAAGCTGACGCTTGTTTCAAATTCTCGTCAGTAATATCCTTAATACTGGTTATTTTCATAAAATTATTATTTATATTAGTATTTACATCTAAATTTTCTATTTTGGAAATATTTTCTTCAAGATTTTCTGTTTGAGCAGTGGATTGTTTTGGGGTTTCGACTTTTTCAACTGCTATGCCTTTGACATCAGCAGCAGGATTCTCAGTTAAGCCAATTCCTAATGGGACAACATTACCAACTACTTTTCTATAAACAGATTTATTTTTATCTATTTTACCCGATCCGCCAAAGGCTCTAAGATTTGGTTTAATAGCATCAAAATTTTCAGATCCGCTTACTATTTCAGATCCATCTTCTATGTTTTTGGATTCTCCTTCTATGACAACCATGTTGTAGTCGTTAAATCCTAGTTCCCAACTTGCGCTTATTTTTTGATAATTTAAACTAGTAGCGTCACTAGAATCTTCAATCATAGAAGCAAGATTGGGATTAGCAATTTTCCAAATAACACCGCCCAAAGTTATATTAAATGGACCTTTGAGCATTTTTACTTGCTCTTCTGTCAAAATTGTATCTGTGCCGAATTCACTAAATCCAGCAGTTAAAATAACACCAACTATTTTTTCTCTGTTGTGCTCTAAATTAATTGGTTTATTTATAAAACTCTTGAAAGAAACTATAGCTGTATCAGTATCAATTACATCGCCATTTCTATTGACTCTATTGACTACAGCTGCATTAAAAGCAACAGGCAAAAGATCTATGTTTTTTTCAGTATCAACCTCTGGAATAAAGTTCCCAACTTCTACTAAAGAAGCTAGAGCTAAATATTTATCCTTTTCTTCAGACACTAAAGGTTTTAATACAGAACTAAATGTGGTTGTATATTTGTAGTTCATAATTAAATTTCGTACCATTTTTCAGAAACCTCTTCCTCATCATCTAAGTAGAGTTCTTCTGCAGAATCAAAATCAAAGTCTCCTATAATTTGAAGATCCATTAATGCTTTTTCAATATCCTGTTCTTCTGGTTCCCAAGCATCAGAGATGTCAATTATATTAGAACCGCGAGCTACATCTTGGTCAGCTTTACGATAAGCATCTTTAACTTTTCCACCAGACATCATTCTTAAAAACATATTTACTCTGGCCATTGCCCATTGACCTCTTGTTTTTCCGGGTCTGTGTGAAGAGCTAAATGCTCCTGCTCCTCTGCGATATACTTTTTTAAGTTGAGATAAACTAACTTTTCTAGAATGTTTTGAATTATGCTCTTTTACTTTATTTTTAAGAGCTTCTATAACTTTAGTTGAGAAACTGATTGCATCAGCACTTTTTTCTCCAGCTGACCCAGGTTTATTTTTCTCAGATCCCTTCTTTTTCTCTGATGGTTTAGCTGGTGTTTGAGCTGAACTTTTAGGTCCAGGTCTTGCTGCTTCTATTTCCAATTCTAAACTATCCGCCTTTCTCCTCTCTTTATCTCCTCTGGTAATTACGTCTTCGTTTTTAATTAAACCAGAATTACTTTCGGAAAAATCAACGAAAAGCACGTTTTGCTTTTGAGGTTTATTTTCCTTTGACTCTGTTATCTCTAATTTCATTAAGATTATATGTTTATATTACACGAATTATCTAGAAAATTGACTTAAATTTAAAATAGCTGCTGAAAACAAATCTAAATTATGCTCTTCAGCTATAGAATTTAATTTATCTAATTTTTCAAGATCTCCTTGGGCTTTTCCTGAAATATAATTTTCTATTGAAGATGTCCAATTTTGTTTTTCTTGATCTATAAATATAGTTTTAGCCAAATCTTCTGCTACTATTTTTTGCTGGTCGTTCAGAGTTTTCTTTTTATGTTTCTTTTTCAAAAATTCCTCTACTTCTTTATTTAATTTTTCAAACTCTTCAAAAGCTTTACCCACTCCTTTTAAAGAATATGCAGCTATTGCGGGGGCGCTCTTTTGTCCTGCTGGTGCAGGTTTTTTATTTGGTTGGGGAGAGCTTGTTCCCGATGGTCTGCCTGAATTTATATTAGCTCCTCCTGCTGTTCCTACTACTGGAGCATAAAGACCTTCATCTTTGTAATTTCTAAATTTTCTCTGAGACTCTATAGACTCATCAGGTTGAGGCAATCTTCCCGTCTCTATTGCTTGCAAACCTTCTTCTGGAGTAAGAACACCAAGTTGAACTAATTGAGCTGCAACGCGGTTCCACACTGAAGCATCTCTTATATCTATCTCTTCGAAATGAGGAGTTGGGAAGTTTTTAAACCCTAGTTCTTTGCAAAGTCTCTTGATTTCTGGAGCTAAGAAATCGTTTAGGAAAGATTGTCTTCCTTGCTCTAATCTTTGCATAAAAATATTTACTTTTATACTAGTACTAGAAAACTTTTCATCTCCAATTAAAATATTATTTAATCCCTGCTGGATATCTGTATTTACTACTTCGTATTTTTTAGGATCAAGAATTCCTGCGATATCTGGAATAATAAATTCTGCCTTAGTTGTAAAATCAGAAACTAAAACTTTTCCTACTGATTGATTTTGGAAAAGTGTTTGCATGGCCTCTATATTTTTTTGATTTATATTTAAAGTACCATTCTTTAATTCATTACCCATGGTAATAAGAAGAACAGCTTGTTGCGTTGTTCTAGTTATAGCCATGTCCATTTTTTTCATCTCTTGTTTCCAGTTTATATCTTCAAGAACTGGAAAACCCATAGGAACAGAAAATGGCTCATAATCTTGTTTCTTATAAAATACAGCGTTGACTCTTTCTGTATCCAAAGGAATCATTATATACGCCCCAGCTCCAGATAAAACCTTCTTTTGCAATCTTAATTTATTTTGCTCATCTAAACTTCTTAAGACTTCTCTATCTTCATCAGTTGTTGGATTACGTAATCTTTGAAGCTCGTAATCAGTAAGAATTTTATAATAATTTCCCCCAACAAATGAAATATTTCCGCCATACTGAATGTCAGCTGGATTTAAAATCATGTATTTAGAAGGAAGTTTAATTGATGTAGCAGCTACAGCTTCATTTCCAAATACTTGAGTTATTTTATTTAAATCATCATTTGAAACTTTGTAATCAAATCTATAAATAAAAACATTACCAGAACGATAGTATTCTCTGAAAAATTTATCTACAAAGTTATCTATATTTATTTTTTTAAATAAAGCTTCTAGAAAATCTCTTGATTTTTTATTGCCACCAGTTAAATATAATTTACTACAAGAAAATTCTGTCATTAAGTCAATGACATTTCTAAAAGAAGAAAAATTATAATAAGCTTTCTGACAAAGAATAACTGCATCTCTTACATTAAGACTGCTTTTATTCTGAAGATTGTTAGAGTATTTAAAAGGAACAAGACCACAGTCGATATTATGAAATCTATCTGATCTTTCTATAGTTCCAGCTATATTTCGTCTGGCGCTAACAGAAAGAGCCTCTGATGCGGAGCTTGCATAAGAAGTCATCATGGGAACTATTTCTTGGTTTTTCTTTTTTCTCATTTTTTATCCTTACACGATTTTTAAAGTATTTCCGTCTCTATAAACTGTATTTGCTGGTAAACCAGCTGAAGATGTTGGTAAATTTGGCATAACTATATAACTATTGACACCACTTATAATTATTGCTTTTGTAGTAGACCTACCTAAAACTAAAGTATTATCATCAAAAAGCTCAATATTTGGAAGACCAGCGGAATCAGCCACTGAATATAAAGAATTGGAAATCCCAGTTTCTAAAAACGACACAAATGTTCCTCCATTTCCTACAATTGAAACAGATCCTGACGCAGCAACTAACCTTATTGACGTAGGAGTAGCTGATCCACTAATATTTAATCTTTGAATAGTTGTTGGAGAAGTGAATATTTTTGTGCCTGTAAAAGAAAAATTATTTCCACTAACTATATTATTTATAGTTGTTGCGTTAGATGCTGCTGTAATTTTAGTGTCTAAAACTCCAGATACAGAATTAGTATAATTTGTAGAATAGCCACTTAACGCATCTATTTTTGTATTTAAAACTCCACTAGTTGTATTTAGTTTAGAATCTAAAGTTCCTGTGGAAGAAATAACATATCCACTTAAAGAATTAATAGAGGAAGTCAAAGAACTACCAGAAGAATTTAATCTAGTAGATATATCTCCACTAACATTATTTGTATAAATATTTGCGTTTTGCCCAGTTGAAAGAATAGTCGCGTTTAGAGAATTCGATAAATTGGTTATTGTTGTGTTTATTACTCCAGTCGAAGAATCTAAAGTAGATTGATTAACGTAACTAGAAGGATTTGTCGCTACTGGGTAATAATTTTCATCACCAACTTCTACAAAAAAGCCAGAAAATTCTACAGCATCAACTTGCTTCTTTCTAATTAAATTAGGCATGATATATTAAAATTACACTAAAACATTACTGGAGTAAAAGTAAATGTATTAGTTTCTGTAGTTTGTCTCATTATATCGTTATAGCATTTAACTCCCCAATTAGCTAACATAAACGCTGAATAATTATCTTTTCTAGCTCTTGTTGTTGAAGAGCCTCTTCTTAAATGCTGAGGTAAATCAAAATTTTGCATGCCTCTTGAAGTTGTTGTGTATTCAACTAAAGCACATTGTTTTTTTGTCTGATAAATAAAGTCATCTTGGTTTTCTATAAAATCTAAATTTGTCCACTCTTGTTTATCTCCAATAAAAATTAATTCTCTTGGTAGTTTAGTTTCTATTATCTCTGAGAAAAACTTTTCATTGGCGCAAGTTCTAGAAGCAAATAAAACTTTTTTATAATCAATGCAAGCTTGGAGATATTCGTTTCCTTTTCTGATAAAGTTAGAAGAAAAAACTTGGCTAAACGCTATTCTTCTTTCACTTAAATTATATTGAAGTTTTGCGCTTCTTAACTCCGCTTCGTATTCACTACCTTCTGCTTCTGAAGTGAAGTCTATTGTTTTAATATTTATTTTATTATCTTTAAATACGTCAGATTGATTGCATGTATCAATAAAAATATCAGAGCCTGCATTATCTAATATTAGCATTACTACATCGAAATTAGTCATGATATAACTAAAATATTTAACGTGATTATTTAAATTACCTAATCCAGCATAAGTATGAACTAATATTCCTACTCCTGTTTCTTCATCTAATTCCATAACAGCGATAGCAAAATAATCTGCATTTGGGGAATCGCTCATGTTTGGATCTACTCCAACTATGTATTTTTTACCGGGAGTTCCTCTTATTAAAGTGTGAGGGTATTCATCTTTGAGAGTGCATTCTTCCATTTTCTTAGCACTAAAATAACTATCAGATCCGTCTGTGAATTGAGCGCAATACTCTCTTAAAAATGCAGAATGAGAAGTTCCTCCGCTTTGTGCTTCTTCAATAATTGTTTTATCAATCATCTCTGGCGGTAAAGCTTCAAATCCAAGTTGAGAAACAAAATAAGAAGACTCTCCTTTGTCTGCTGAAGTTATTTGATTTACCCACTCTTGATAAGTTTTATATAAATTTTCAAATGTATAGCTTGCTGAAGAAAGAGCGATCATTTTCGAGTTGTTGGTAAAAACCATTCTTTCTTCTTCTTTCATTTTGCCTTCTTTAATTAATAAGTCTTCCATTTCTCGAATATCTATACGCCTTTTCATGTCTTGAGGAGCTACTAGGAATGGCATTAAAACATTTTTAATTATCTCTTCTGGCAAAAGAAGAAACTCGTCGAGCACAAGAATATTTGCGCGGAAACCACGGATTTTTTCTCCGCTTAAAGGAATGGCTCTTATTGAACCACCATTTATTTCCCACTCATACAAATCATTGCGTTTGCTTTTTGTTCCGAAAGCTTGCATCAATAGCTCTGCGCCTTTACTATCTACTATTTTTTCAATATTACTAAAAATAGCTCTAGCTGTACGAAATGTAGGACCAGCAATAAGTATTTTGGTATTTGGCTCAAATATGCATTGAAGAACACAATATACACTAGCTATAAAAGATTTCGCGCAACCACGACCCCATACGCACATAGAGAAGTTTCTGTTAAACATCCCTTTAAGAGTTATTTCTTGATAAGGCGCAAGTTTAATTGCAGTCAATAAATAAGTAGTTAAATAAAGATTCTGCCTTAAAAACTTAGCCAAAGAAATTTTAGCTTCTTTATCATCAAGTTCTTCACTTAAAGACTTAAATATTTCGTTGTAATTTTCAGTCTGTTTTTTGTATTTAATTCCTTCGTGCCACATATTAGAGTAATTTTAAATCATACATTAATTGTAAATCATACTTTCTAAATTCTCCATTGCTAAAGAATATTTTTTTCATTACTTCAACGCACTCTTGCCTACCATCAACAAATAGAAATTGAACATTAGTATATTTTTGTATTAGCTCTCTGACGTTAAAAAAAATAAATTCAGGAGTCACTTTTATTTTTTTGGATACATAACTAAGATATTGAAAACTTAAGCATTCTTGCAATGGTCTCTCTATTAATACAATTAGATTAGCTTCTGCTGCTATTGATCTTTCTATTTCTCTACAGAATCTTTCGTATCCGCCGCTCATTGTCCCAATAAAATCAGATATAGATTTTCTTTCTATATAACATTTATTCTCTGGATCGTTTATAGCATAATCTCCAAATTTCAAACCTTTAGTTTCTGTAGGGTAATCAATTACCAGAGGCATTTGCTCTCTGCTATCTATAAATATTTTAAATCCTTCTTTTATTTCAAATGTTAATTTTTTTTCTGGGTATTGGTATTTATTTTTAAGGCCAATATCACAGCAAAGTTTATAATAATCAGAAAAAAGCTTATGATAATAAGGAACGGGAGGGCTAGTAATAGAGCGAAGCTCAACTTCAGTAGGCGCATAAATCAAATTGTGCTTTTCTTTTCTCTGAGTAAGAAATTTTTTTAAATATTGCTTTTGAGCTTCTTCTGCTTGCTGACCCAGCCATTTTTTCATGGAATTTTTATTATTGAAATCATTTGAGAAATAATAATCTTTGTTTTTAAAATTAATTATTTCTCCAGTCAATAAATCATAACGAGGCTCATATTTTTGATAATACTCCACCATTCTGAGTTTGTGACTCTTAAGATGAGTATGAAAATATTTTTCCGTTTCGAAATCTACATTGCAAATTTTACACTTAACCATCTAAAACTTCCTCCTCTGTTAAACCAAATATTCTAGCTTTAACATCATCCATGGAAGAAAGTCTTCCAATTTCAGATTTAAGAACTTCTCTTCTCATGTCTGCCATTTTAATCATTTCTTTTCTAGTCTCTTCGTCTTTCCACATTTGAACTAAGTTTAATATAGAAGCATTTTCTTTTACTTGATTAGAAAGCCTTTCACTGCGCTTTACTTTTAAATCATTAAGTAGCTTTTGTTGTCTTGTTACGCATTGATTATACTCTGTTCTTGCGGAAGTAACTGCTTCAACAAGAGTCATTGGAATCTTTTGCCCAGAATCAATTTCTATATCTATTTGCTGCTGGAGAGTTTGAATTGTTTCTTGGATATTTGAAGAGATAACAACTTCTGTGGCTAAAACAATATATTGATCAACTTCTTCTTGAGTTAGATCTGATTTATCATAGGTATATCTAATAAAACTACTCTCGAATAATTCTCTATCTATCAAATCAGTATAAGTATCTATTTGATGCAAGAATCTATAAGTATGCAAATAAGAAATGAGAGAAGTCATTTCTTTTTTTTGTTTTGTTGTTATTTTGTCTTTGTTAATTCCGTCTAGGACATATTTATTTACTCTAACTAAAGCTCTTTCTATATTCTTGGGTGGTTTATATCCTTCTGTTGTTTGAGTATTTTCATCTTCTTCTTTTTCGATGTTTCTGATTTGAACAGGCAGAGTATTTAAATAATCCTCTACGCTTCTAGCTTCAATAGAAAGATTAGTGAGAGAATAATTATTAAAAAGATGCTTTGCGATTTCTACAAAGCTCATTTTAGAAGCGCTATTAACAATAAAATCTTTTTGTTCTTGAGAGAATTCTATTCTGTCTTTTGGGGTATATTCACTTTTTGTTTTTACTTTTAAATCTCTCGAAGCTAAGAATTTTTTTACAGCCTTTCCGTACACGCTTCTGCCATCAATATTTGGAATTTCTGGAAATACTTTTTGAGTTAGATCTTGGAGACTAGGGGGATTGTCTTTGTTTTCGTTCCAAGTCGTGATGATAAGAAGTTTTTGCTCATCATTTAAATCTATTTCTTTCATAAGTCTATATCTCCATTACCAAGGCAGTTTCTAGCTTTTTTTATTATAGATTTTTGAATGTTCCGAAGCTGTTTATTGTAAGCTGTTTTACTTTTTTTATCATATTTAAAATTCAAAAGCTTGCATACTTGCTCTTCTGTTTTATGGTTGATATATAATAATTCATACACTTTCCATTCTATGGGGCGCAGTATTTGCTTCATTTTGACGTGTAAATTTTTAGCTGCCGTTTCTATGTTTATTTCGTTGTGAGATTGATTATTTATTTCGAAAGAATGATCTTCTATTGAAACTGCCATCTTAAGGTTGTAAGCATTCTTTTTTGTTTTATACCAGTTCTTGAACATAGGACAGCCTACGTCTTGAGTTCCATAGATACGACAACCATTGTCTCCTAAAGAAGCAGCGCATTTTAGACAAGGTCTAGCGTAATTACCGTAGTTATTTCTGATCAAGTTCTTTATTTGATTTGATATAATACGATTTATCCAAGGCAATATTGGTTTTTTGCTATCGTATAAACCCCATTTTTTAAATATATGAAATCTAATGATTTGAGAAACATCCTCAAAATCAATCCAATTAAGAGCAGAAAGAGTCCACTTGTTTTTTCTTTTGCTAATTTCAGCATTGATCAAGTGAATGAAGTTTTCGAATTTTTCTTTATTCCTCTTCTTCATTAATTGTATTTCTGGATGGATAAAATCCAGCTTCTTTTCTGAAAGATTCTAGCATCTCTTGTTTATTAAAAGTTAACTGTTCCTTGTTTTGATCCATTTGGTTGTCTCCTCTTGTTCCTGCCAAGTTTTGGATTGGCGTTCCTTTATTTGGTCTAGTGTCTATATCAACTTCTAGTTTTGATATGTTTGGCACTCTATCTACAGACTCCTCCTCTTCTTGATTAAGTGTAATCTTATTATAATTAACAGGTTTTGCAATTTTATTTACGACATGAATACTAGAAAAACTGCCCCCACAACTTGAACAAAATTTAGGTTTATTGAATGAATAATCTGTGCCTGACCCACATTTTTGACAATAAATCTTCATATCAATAATTATAATTCATATGTCCCGAAAAACTATTAAATGTTTCAAGTTTAAAACTGATAAAGGGGCGCAGTACATTGTATATAGGCAGAAGATCGATCAAAGGCACAAGGCGGAAGGACTCTGTGATTCTCCTGACCTTAAATCTCCTAAAATAATTATAGAGTCCTCCCTTCTGCCAAGAAGAGAAATGTCGGTTACCATTGAAGAGTTTGCTCATGCTTTTTTTTGGGAAAAAACAGAAAAAAATGTTCGTAAATTCTCTGCTGTATTAACTAAATATTTATACTCGCAAGGTTGGCGCAAGGTTTTTTAGTTTCTTTACTATAAATTTTACCAAGTCACTTCTCTTAATGTCTTCTTCTGAGAATTCGAAGCTATAGATTCCATTTTGTTTGCTTTCTTCGTCATTAAATATATTTTTTAATTTTTCAAATCCGCCACTCTTTCCAAGTGGAAGATCTGTCTGATCTGGATCTGCCAAGATAAAGCACTTACTGAACTCTCCTACTCTTGTCATTAGAGTTACTATTTCTTTAGTGGTGCAATTCTGGGCCTCATCCAGAATAATACCCTTGCAATTCCAGCTCATGCCTCTAACAAAAGAAAGGGGGTGTATTTTTATTCTTTCTTGGTTATTTAAAGATTCTATTTGGGGTTTAGATAATAATTCTTCTAATTTATCAGAGAATGGAAGATTATAGAACTGCAATTTCTCATCTACATCTCCGGGCAAGTATCCTATTTTACTATCTGAGCTTTCTACTGGAGATCTTATATATATAATTTCGCTGATCTTTTTGTCTTGCATCAAGTGCAGAGCGCAGTAGACGCTTAGCAAAGTTTTAGAAGTACCAGCGGGGCCGCTAATAAGTATAGTTTTAACATTTTTATCAAGAGCAAGTTTAATAAAGTCTTTTTGTTTCTCTGTCCAATTGAGATCTCTTATCTTAAGTTCTTCTTTAAATTTGTCTCTCTGATGGACCTTTGGTGATTTGTCTTGTTTTGCCATGTTTTGTTATTATATGAATAAATAAAAAAATCCCCAAGTTTTTCAACTTGAGGATTTTAGAACTACTTAGCTACATCATTTTAAGTTAGGCCAAGGAGCTGGATATATATGATTAATCTTAGAACTATTTGTCCATGTATAATCAGGCCAAATACGAGTTCTAAAGTTTTTAACTTTGTTTAAAATATTAACATCATCTCCAGTGTATCTTATGCCAGCTTCCCATTGATC